ACGATCATCGCTTTGATGAGGTCCCCGTCGCACACCCGGAGCAGGGCTCGGGCGGCTTCGGTCGCTGGCCTGTCGTCGGTCACCCGGAACTCGCCGGGTGCCTGGGTCATCTGTTCGATCGGGCCATCGGGCGGCACCGGTATCACGTTCCTCTCGGGGGGTGGGTGTGCCCCCTGGGCCACGGTCGGCCCTGGGGTCACGCTTGGGGGGTTACAGCTTGAGGGTCTTGAAGGCGTTGGACGTGAGCACGTCCGCGCCGACCCGCTTGTAGGCGAACCAGCCCGACTGAGCCGAGGGGCGCTGGTTGGCGCCGAACAGCACAGGGATGAACTGGATCGAGGTGCCGACACGGTCGACGATCTTGTAGCCGGTCCCGAAGTCCCCGAGGATGATCGGGTAGTCGTTCGAACCGGACGTGATCGTCGTGGCGCCGACGGCGCCGAGGGCGGGGTACTCGCCCATGGCCGACGCGTAGTTCACCGGGTAGCCGAGGAGGCTCGCCGGCGAACCGGAGCCGAAGTCCTGCCAGTAGTTCGACAGGGTGTCGACGGACTCACGGATGACGTTGGCGAAGTAGCGCGACGTGAGCCACTGCGCGTTCTGCCGCCAGCGGGTGCCGAGGGCGTTGTCCAGGGCGTACGGGTCGCCCTTGACGAAGTTCCGGGAACCATCGGCGAGGCCGGTGGACGTACCCGCAACGACGGGACCCGTACCCGAGAGCCGGGTCACGACACCGAAGGGCTGCGCCGTGCCGGAGCCGGTGACCATCGCGGTCGCCTCGAGCCGGTCGAACGCATCGGAGATGAGCATGCCCACCTCGTTGAAGCCCGAGTCGGCAATCACCTCGTAGGAGCCGAACAGGAACGCCGCCTCCTTGTAGGTGGTGATCGTCGGCCCGACGAAGGTCGGGGTCACGTCGGCGGCCTGCGTGTTCTCCGCCAGCCACTCCGCCGTGACACCAGCCGAGGTCACGCCGTCCCACTGGTCGACCGTGATCTGCGTGACCGACGCCATGCCACGGAGAGGGTTCTCCGCGCCGGCGTTGGTCAGGATGATGGTCGGGTCGAGGAACTGCGGGACGAGCACGCCGCCGTTGGCAGCGGTGAGGCTCATCGCGGTACGGGCCGAGGACTCGGTGAGGATGGCGGGGATGCCACCCATCGGGTCCTTGAAGTACGACCGGAAGGCCTCGAGGTACTCCGGCGAGGAGGTCCGCACGATGTGGCGGGCGACCTTGTCGGTGTCGTCCTCGGAGGCGTACAGGTGGCCGTTGCCCTCGAGGAGCTTGGTGGCGTCCTCACGGGCGTTGGCGGGCACCGAGCGGGGCAGGTGGCTCTCCACGGCGGTGATGGCCCGCTCGCGCAGGTCGGCACCGGACACGGAGCGCAGGTCGTCACCGAACACGTCGGTGCGGGTGTTGACGTTCACCTCGAACGCCGGCACGCGGGCCGACGGCGGGGCGTTGCGGACGGCCTCGGCACGCTGGGCGCGCTCTTCGGCCTTGACGAGTGCGGCGCGCTCGGCGTCGTACTCGTCCAGGGCGGCGTCGAGACGCTCGTCCTGTTCGGGGGTGAGCTCGTCGGCCTCGGTCAACTCGCGGATCTCCTCGCGGAGCGCGTCGACCGTGGCGCGGAGCTCTTCGATGCTGGGCATCGGCTTCTCCTTTACGGAATGTGGCGGAGGCGACGGAGCGCCTGCCGCTGGGACTTGGTGCGGGTCCGCGAGCCCTCGTCGGGCGTGACGGTCGCCGAGCCCTCGTCGGGCGTAGGCAGGGAGCGGAGCTGGTCGACCAGTTCCGCGAGCTGTTCGCCGGTCAGCAGCTCGATGGCTGAGCGCACACCGACGACGGTGTCTTTGTAGGCGGGCCACACGACGGGGCCGGCCTCGAGGAGCTTCACCTCTCGGATGGTCCGCTTGGTGACCTCACCGGAGCGGTCCCACTCGTCGCCGCCGTCGGGGACCGAGAACCGGAACGACATGCCGTCGACGGAGCCGGAGCCGATGGCGTCGCGCAGCGGCTGCGTGAACCAGTTGTCGTGGAGCCGCGCTTCGACCCACAGGCCGTCGTTCGTCTCGCGCATGTCGGTGAACTTGCCGAGCGGAAGGGAGCCGAAGAACGGGTGCGAGCCGTGGTCGAACTGCAGGACGACCCGCTCGCGGGCGTTGAGCGTCCGCGCGAAGGCACCGGGGGCGATGATCTCCTCGAACTCCTGGCCCCGCTCGTTGATGAGGGTCGGGGAGTCGAAGACGGCGGCGTAGCCGCTGAGGGTCAGTCCGTCGCCGCCCGCGTCGCGGGTCATGGTGAACGGCACCGACCTTGTTTCGGGGGCGTCGGTCATGGGGTGCTCCTTAGATCAGTTCGAGGAGGACGAGCTCGTCCTCGAGAAGTCGTCGCAGTTGGCCGGCCGGGTCGAGGTCGGCGTCGGCGACGAGCGTGGCGTGGATGTGGGCGGCTGCCGTGGCCTGGTGGACGACGGGCCGGGGGATGATGCGGGTGGGTGCCCAGCCACCGGAGAAGCCGGTGGGCTCTGGCTCGATCAGGGTCGCGGCCGCGGTCAGGTCGGCGGTGATCGTGAGGTCGGCCGTGGCGTCGTGGGTGGTGCCGCCACCGGCGGGGAGGAGGTCCGCGGCGGCGACGAGGTCGGCTGTGACGGTGAGGTCTGCCGACGCCGCACAGTCGAGGGTTGCGACGGCGACGAGGTCGCTGGTGACCGTGATGCCACAGGAGGCACCGAGGATGAGGTCGGCAGCGGCGGTGAGCGTGCCCGACGTCGAGAACGAGGCGGTGGCTGCGTTGTCGAGTGTGACCGCGGCAGTCAGGTCGGTGGTGACCGTGAACGACGCCGCAGCGTCGAGGTACAGGTCGGCGGCAGCGGTGAGCGTGCCCGACGTCGAGAACGAGGCAGTGGCGTCGTGGACGACCGCGGCGGGACCGTCGTGCACCGCAATGCCATAGCGTCGCTGCGATGGCTGCGAGTCGCGGCGCTGGGCGTGGGTGGCTGACTGGAACCGGACCTGGCGCAGCATCCGGCGCGAGAACACCGGAATGGGAGCGTCCTGGGCGACGGAGATCAGCGACGGCAGTAACGACCGTCGCCGCCACCGCCCGAACCAGTGAACAAGCGGGAGTTGCCTTACACGCCGCCGCCTCAGCTCCTGGTCTCTGGGGGTTGCTAGCGGACCGTCTAGTCCTTCGTCGAGCGCCACGCCATCAGTATTCGAGCCAACTGATTCCGCAGTTCCACGTCAGGTTCGTGGGTGCTGCCGGGAACTTCAGCCCGATGATCTCCGAGGGCCGGACAATGATCCGCTCCTCAAGCACCGGCACGTACAGCCAACCGTTGAGCACGTTGAACCCTTCGTCAACCAGGACGTTGCCGTCCGTGCCTTCACCAGTGGCCGTGATCCCCGTTAACGAAGTGCCACCGACGCAGAGAGACGCCCCGTAGTTGGTGCCGAGTGGGGTCGGGGTCGCCGATGTCACCGTCGCCGCGCCGGTCTTGCGAACGATCTGAATACGGTTCGCAGCCGACGTCGTACCCGAGGACTGCGTCGCCCATGCACGCGTGATCTCGATCAGCGTGGTAGCCGGAACCGCCACCTGGATGACGGTAATAGCCGTTGACGTGGCGACGTTGTTACGTACGACGCTATAAGCCCGACCCAGCATGGAAGCTCCTAAGACCGCTCTTCGATGGAAATGATGTTTCCGTCGTCGTCCCGCTCGACGACCTTCCGCACGGGTTTCGGCTCCGGCAGGTTCACGATCACGTCGGACCGCTCGACCGTCACCTCGGGTGGTGCGATGTTGACCACCGGCGGCTCGACCGTCACCTGTGCCGGTTCGGCGGTGACGTGCGGCTCAAAGCGGATATCCTGCGGGTGGATGTTCACGGCGGGAGCGCTCATGTTGAACGTGAACCTCGGAAGCTGATCTTCCTCGTCGGTCTCGTCGGCGTCCGGCTCGACCGGGTCGGTCGACCCCGTCGGCTGGAGCTGCACCGAGTAGAGGCCCGAGTGGGTCAGCTTCGTGATGTCCGACCCAGCGATGGCGGCGACCGCCGAGGACGGGTCGTAGCCGGCGTCCACCAGCGAGCGGAGCGTGTTGGCGTTGGCCTGCAGGATGTTGGCCTCGTCGAGCCGGTCGTCCTGCAGGAACATGACCCGCGACGGATCATGGGCCAGCTCGGCACCAGCGGGCGCGTCGAGGACCCGCTCGAGGCACGCACAGAGCCCCGCCGTGTACGGGGTGAACCAGCCGTCGGACCACAGCCGCCGGGTCTGGCCGTAGTTGCCGGCGTTGAGCGCCGAGCCCTGCATCCCTTCCGAGATGCCCATGACCACGGCGGGCACGCGCGATCGGAGCGCGATGCGGCTTTCGTCCTTGCCCTGCGTGTGCTGCAGGCTCAGCTCGGACAGGTTCGACCCGACGACCGACACGTCGGCACCGCCGCCGAGGAAGAGGGTCTTGTAGGCGTTGGCGGCGCCGGCGTGGTTGGCGTTGACCATGTCGGCGTAACCCTCGGCCTGGGCCTGGGTCAGATCGCTGTTGAACGACACGATCATCTGCGGCGTGGCGCCGTTCTGGAAGAACTTCGACTTGAACAGGTTGGCCTGTCGGTCGTTGCGGATCTCGGCGATCACCGACTGCACCCACGACGAGCCACGCCACCACACGGCGGGATCGGGCTCGGGTGCCCAGTGCGCGACCTCGGTCGGGTCGAACACGTCAGGGGCGGTGCCGCGACCGGGCGGGTCGTAGACGTAGCCGACCGGCACCGCGTCCCACGCCGACGACGGGTCGGATGGGTCGGAGCGCGAGCCAAGCACGACGGTCACCCAGTCGGGGCGAAGCAGTCGCACCCCCTCCGAGGTCCGCAGGAAAAAAGCGTTCCCGGCTAGCGAGGCGTGTTGCTCGGCGGCCATGAGGAGCTGCGGCAGCGGCAGACCGGCGGGCCGCTCGAGCGGGAGGAGGGCCGGACTGCCGAACAGGGTCCCGTCGGCCTGCCGCCGCCACTTGAACACCAGTTGCGACAGCAGCAGGGCGCGGGCGGTGACCGCCGCTCCCACGATCGACGACGACTTGTAGGCCTGCTCAACGAACGACGAGAACGTCGACCCGATGTCGACGTTGGCGCCCATCGGGTTGGCCTGTGACTGCAGGTAGTACTCGCTGCCGTTGAACGAGAACGACTCGAGCCAGTCCGAGAACGTCGTCAGGGACCGGGCCTCGGGCTTCGGGGTGCGGAGGCGGAGCTTCACTCTTCAACCTCCACGACGAACGACAAACCGATCAGGGCGACACCGGGGATCACGCCGGCCAGCCACGGCCACGGGGACACGGCCAGCCCGACGGCGACCAGCACCAGACCAACGAGGACGACCGCGGCCTGGACGGTCAACGGAGGAACGCGAACGGCTCGGGCTCGGCGGCGAGCTGGTCGAGGTTGACGAGACGGGCCAAGAGGATCACCAACGCAATCGCAGAGTCGATCTTGCCCTTCGTGACCTTGGACTTCTTGAGACGCCAGCCCTCGCCGGCGGGGAAGGCCACGCCGTTGAGCACCTGTTGCGTCGAGCGTTCGTCGTCGTCGTGGACGACCTGACCGCCGACGATGAGCTCGTAGGCCGTCCCGCATGCGGGCGCCATGAGGGCATTCGACTGTGGGAACTCGACCATGCAGACACCACGCTCGGCCAGGGCTTGGGCCGAGCGCTCGAAGTAAGCGGGGTCGTAGGCACACTCGACGAGATTGCCGGTGGCCTGCATCTTGACGATGAACGACTCGATGGCGTCGATGTCGAGCATGTCGCCACCGGGCACGAACTCGGTGGCCTCGACCGCGATCCGGCCGTCAGACTGGAACTGTCCCCAGCGGATGGCACAGGTGTCATGGCGAAGAGCCATGTCAACCGCCATGGCGAACGGTCGGTCGGTGTTGACCGACCGGCCCTTACGACGTGCGCCCTCCCATGTGCCCTCGGGCAGCCAGGACTCGTCGGCGAACATGTCGGGGATGTTGAAGTAGAACCGCCGGCGCTCACCCGGCGGAATCGTCTCGTCGGCGCACTCCTCGGCCAACCGGGTCTTGTCCACCCATGTGGCCTCGGGGTCGTAGGCGATGTCCAGCGAACGCAGGACGAGCTCGGTGTCGGTCAGGTCGGCGACGTAGGGAGCGCGGATGCCCTCGTACAGCAGACCGGCGGCCTGCTTGCCGGCGGCGTCGGCGTCGGACTCGGCGACGCTGTCCTCACCCTCGCGGTAGGAGTTGGTGACCGAGATGGACAGCCCGCCGGTCTTGGCGAGGTTGCGGGCCAGGGTGCGGTCGAGCCGGTCACCGCCGCGGCCGGACGTCCAGTACTGCGTCTCCTCCTTGACGGCGAACGTGATGGGCTGGCCCTCACGGGTGCCGCCGACGGAGGTGACGGGCTCGATCTTGCCGTTGGCGCCCTTCGTGTAGATGCGGGTCAGGCCGAGGTCGATGCCGAACTCCTCGAGCGCCGCCGACTCGCCAAGGCTGGCGCGCAACTGCATGTAGCAGTTGTCCGTCTGATCCTCGGCCAGCGCGGCGATCTGAATCCACGGCGTCGGATGGGGGCGCCCAACCGGCTGGCCATCGGCGTCCCACCCGTCGAACACGACAGGGCCGACGAGATGGGCGAAGGCGAGGGCGGCGGCGAACGGCGACTTGCCGTCACCCTTCGGCCCTTCCTTCACCGCCTTGCGGTAGACGTACCGGCCGGACTTCGGGTCGATGCGGTGCATGCGGACGAGGAACGCCAGTTGACGGTCGGTGAGCCGCAGGGGCTTGCCGTAGTGCAGGCCCGACGGGGCCACCATGTAGTCCTCGATCAGCCTGGCGAGCTCCCACCCGAGGGAAGGGAACTCGCCCTCGTACCGCGGGCCACGCCAGGGCATCAGCCCGCGTCGACCACCCGGAGCCGGTGCAGCTCACCCCCGCTGGCCGTCCCGGTCGCCGGCGGGGCGTCGGCCTTCGGCTCGGCCCACCGCAGGTCCTGTCGACCCTTCGGCGTGATGCCGTAGCGGTCGAGCAGCGGCACGGCCTTCGCCACGTCGAGCGACCCGGTCAGGGCGGCGTCGTAGGTGCGGACCGTCAGCTCGAGGCCGGGGACGTCCTCGGGCCTGTAGAACGACGCCCACCACGACCCGAGCCACGTCCTCCACGCCCGACGGCCGGCGGCGGTCAGCCCTGCGGGTGGCTTGGGCACGGCACCGTGCTGCCATCCCGTCGTCGTGGCGTGCTGCCACGGATGCGTCGGCTTGTGACGGGTGACAGCGGTCCCCGACGCCTTCGGTTTCGCTCCGGGTGGCATCGTCACCTCCATCGGTGGGATCTGCACAGACATCGCCAGAGG